AAATTCACCAGTTGGTGAGTATGGAATTCTTTATGCTTCTAACTCTGTTGGAACACCAATACATTCAAGCAAGCTTACAGACGGTTATGCTAAATGTGGTTTGATATATTACCAAGCTGGGATTGCCGTGTTGACAGCTTCTGTATTCATGTCGGCTTCTACAGGCTTTGGTCTCGCAACATCAGCGGTCATGAAGTCTACTGGAGAAACTTTTGAACAATTGTTGACCGGTTCGACCGTGGACATTGGAGGAAATGCGATAAGACATAGAATAAATAACCTTTCATTTAATAACACAACAGAATTAAATTCATCAATATACTTCTGTCGTATTAACCACAATGAATTTAATTATTCTTCCAACCCGACATACGTTTCAGGTTCAGAGATCAGGGTAAAAGGTGGCATTCAGTCAAACAACCCTATTTCATATATCTCAACTGTTGGGCTTTATTCAGCCGATAACCAGCTTTTAGCGGTTGGAAAACTCTCAGAGCCCCTACGTAAGGACCCTACCATCGAATACACCCTGAGAGCCAGACTAGACTACTAAAATGAGCCATGAAAAATTTCACCCAGATGATCTGTTCGTAAATACCATAAAAGCCCATCCGGAGTTGAGCTTTACGATATATAATTCTGAAGTGTATATTAACAACAAGCCAAATCTTGTTGGACAAAATGCAAATACTTTGTCTACTCCGAAAGGATACATGAGTTTGTATGAATTAAACATTGATCGCTCTACTGGACTGATACAACCGATTTCCGGAGAACAGTCTTTGTTGATAGCGGACAGAAAGCGTTACAACAGTTTAGCTGGTATTCCACACAGAGATCCGACAAATCCAAACGATTTCGTGCAATACACGCCTTCTATTTCGGGTTCTTATCCAATGTCTGCTAGTATTACAAGAATAAACTCAACAGTCTCATCTGTTAATGTTGGCAACGGTGTCGTAAGTGCAAACAGATACATCTCGGCTTTACGTGTACCAGCAGAGAAATATGTAAAGTTTAGCAAACATTTTCAACTAGAAGGATCACTGAGCGGTAGCGGGCAAGTATTGACTCGCAACCTTGTAACATCCCCGGCCAATCTCATAAATGTGCCATTTATATTTTTCGAATCAACTCTCAAAAGAGGTTCTGTTAACTTAAAATATTATATAACAGGAAGTTTGATAGCAGAATGTGCAGATACAAAACAAAATGGGGAACTTATCGAGACAACTGGTTCAAATGTAGGAGCCACAGTTGGCCTTGTAATGTACGATGAAGGTATCTTGGTACTAACAGCCTCTCATAACCTTGACGAAGGAAATAGCATTGTTTATGACGGCTCAACAGCCGCTTCAGCATCTTGGATGTACTTTGGTGCTGGTGCGAACGATGGCATAACTCATGACGCCACAATAGCCTCGGCTTCTTTTGGAATAACAGCAAAAGGAACATCATATACTCAAGTGATGACAATGTTTTGCCACGCTAGAAAGGGAGAGCTAAATCATTCAAACAACCCGACAAGTTACAACTCAGCATCAGCCGGTCAAACAATTCAGTCATTTAGTACATCAAGCTATTCATATTCAGAACCACGAATACCTATTAAAAATATTGTCTCTTCGTCTTACTCTGGTTATGATGAGGACTTTTCAAAAACAACTTACATATCAAAAGTTGGAATATACGATGAAGATGGTAATCTGATTATGATCGCATCGTTGGCTACTCCGAAAAGAAAGAAGCTAAATGATGAGTTTACAATCAAATTAACTTATGATATTTAAAAAAATAATTTGACAACCTCTAAAAGATATGTTATAATACAATTATGATTTTAGGAATTGACATTAGTACAAGTAAGATAGGAATATCTATAATTGATTATAAAGAGAATCTAATCTTATCTGAATTGTTGAAAATGAAAACCACAGATTCTCTAGAGAAAAGAACTGAGATCTTTAATCAAAAAATGATTCAAATAAGGAGGAAGCATGACATCAAAAACATATTCATCGAACAACCATACATGGCGTTCTCGGGAGGAAAGACGACAGCAGTTACTATGGCAAAGCTTCAGCGGTTTAATGGTATGTGTTGCTATGCCATCTATGATTTATTTGGCTTTCCTGCGTCGCTCATACAAGCTAATAAAGCGAGAGGACTCGTCGAACTTAAAATTAAAAGAGGTGACAACACGAAGCTCAAGGTTATTGAATGGGTTAGCAAAAAGTATCCAAAAGATTTTATAGTTGAATATACAAGACACGGTAATCCCAAGCCCGGAACAGATGATAAAGCTGATGCAATTGTTATAGCAAATGCTGGACTAAAAACTATTTAGATATAAAGAGGGAAAATTATGTCAAATGATATGCAAACAATAATGGAGTCTTGGAGAAGAGCTAATGCCTTAAATGAACAACAAGAGTTAGAAAAATTCTTAGAAAGTCTGGATCAATTGGATGAAGGAGTGCTTGGTGATGTCAAAGGTTTGTTTGGTACAATCGGGCAACTAATAAAAAGAAAAGACAAAATACCATCTTTTGTGGCTCATATACATGATAAAATTATTATGCCATCCATAGAAAAAATAGAAAAAGTTTTGAATTTGATAGAAGTGTCGTTTAAGTCAAAAACTGATCAAGACAGTTCCAATCTGTTGACAATTGCAAAGAAGATCGGAGAAGCAGTTGATAAAACTTACAATTTTCTTAAAAATATACCAAGAGGTTCGTGGAAAAAAGCAACAGCAGCAATAGGAATCGCCGTTGCTTTAAAATATATGGCTTTTAGCACATTGATAGAAATTCCAATTGAAGAAGGGGCTAAACAGATTCTTCTATTTTTCAAGGAAGAGATAGTTGGTTTTGCACAGGATTTTCTAGGCGAAGCTCTCGTTGAAGCCCTTTCAGCAGCTTGGACAGGCGGTCTCCAAACATTTGTTTCATATTTATCTAAAATAGCAAAAGGTGTTTCTTTTGTAGCCCAAACCTTAGCTCCAGCTGTGGAGCCATTTCTAGCAGGCGATATTACTCTCACAAGATTCGAAGAAGAATTAAATTAAGAAATAATTTGACAAATATGTAAAACGTGTTATACTAGAATTACGGAGGATAACATGGAACAGAAACGAAAGATCGTTTCCGATATACTTGGAGGGTATAATCGGAGAGGAAACGAACATCTATATCATTGCCCATATTGCAAGCATCATAAAAAGAAGATGTCTGTCAACTTTGCACAAGGCGTATTCAAGTGTTGGGTTTGCGATACTCGCGGCAAAAATATTTACAGAATAGTTAGAAAGTTTGGTAACTACAACCAAAGACAAAAGTGGTTAGAACTCGAAGGTCGTTTGGACCTCACAGAGTTCGACAAACTTTTTAACGAGATAAACGAAGTAGAGATCGAACAAGTTATCGACTTGCCAAAAGAAATGATCTCACTTTGTAACAAACATCTCCCAAGATCATCGCAGAGACCTTTGGACTATTTGCGAGACCGAGGAATATCCATGGAGCAGATAAAGCTTTGGAAAATAGGCTACTGCCCAGAGGGAAGATACGGAGGCCGTATCATTATCCCATCATTTAATATGAACGGAGACGTTAACTATTTTATTGCACGTTCATATGTGGGACATAAAAGAAAATATCTCAACCCTTTGGCTTCCAAGGATATTATATTCAATGAACTTATCATTGATTGGGATGAACCGGTGGTTCTTGTCGAAGGCGTCTTTGATGCTCTCGTTGCAGGAACTCAAGCCATCCCTATCCTCGGCTCCACCTTAAGGACCAACTCTCGCCTATTCCAAGCCCTTTCTATCAATGATACACCAGTGTACCTAGGACTCGACGCAGACGCCGAGAAGAAGGCTTCTTGGATGATTAAAAGCATGTTAGAATATGACATGGAGATCTACAGAATAGACACATCAACAGTTGAAGATATTGGTTCAATGTCCGAGAGACAGTTCTACAATGCCTTTCAGAATGCCGAACCAATAGAATCCGACTTCTACTTTTTTGAGCGAATGATTAGCAGAATATAAAAAAATAATTTGACAAATCTCACGCGATGTGTTATAATAAATCACATAAGTAATCACGGAGGATATATGACTTATAAGATAGCCCATTTTGCGGATACACATATTCGTAATCTTAAATACCACGAAGAGTATCGTTTTGTTTTCAAACAAATGTATCAAAAGCTTCGAGATCAAAAGGTTGATATGATCGTTCACTGTGGTGATCTCGCTCATACAAAGACTCAACTATCACCAGAATATTTTGCCTTAGCAGCAGAGTTTCTTAAGAACTTGGCGGACATCGCACCAACCTATATTATATTAGGGAACCACGATGGAAACCTCAAGAACTCTGGTAGAGAAGATGCTATTACACCAATAGTGGAAGCACTAGAGCATCCGAGCCTTCACTTGCTCAAAGACTCTGGCAATCATAGAGTTGATGCTGGTCTGTCGTTTAACGTGCTTTCCATATTTGACAGAGAAAACTGGGAAGAACCTGATACTAATGGTATTAACATTGCTCTGTATCATGGAGCTGTAATGGGTTCCACAACTGGTACTGGATGGGCCATGGAACACGGAGATGATGATGTCTCTGTATTCAAAGGTCATGACTTTGCTATGCTTGGAGATATCCATAAACCGCAAATACTTGATACGGAAGGTCGTGTGCAATATGCTGGCTCGACCGTGCAGCAGAATTTTTCGGAAGGAACTCGTAAAGGATATAAACTATGGCATATCGATTCAAAAGACAAATTCAACGTACAACACGTCACATTTGTGTCTCCTCGTCCGTTCATGACCATTGACTTAGACAAGAGCGGTAATGTGCCTGAACATTATCATATACCCCGTGGTGCAAGACTCAGGCTTATTTCTCGCACCAACTTACCATCAACAAAGATACGTCAGGTTACAGATCTAGCCCGTTCTAAGTATAATCCGACTTCTGTTACCTTTGTTGATAAAAGCACATCAGAATTCACATCCTCGCTTGGAGAAACACAAAAGATGGAGAACCTTCGCGATCTCTCGGTGCAAGAGCGTTGGATTCGAGAATATTTAAAAGAATATGAACTTGATGAAGAAATAATGCAAGAAGTACTTGATCTAAACTCTAAATACAATAAGGAAGCAGAAAAGAATGAAGAAGTCAGAAGAAACGTCACATGGAATATTAAAGAGATGCGGTTTGAAAATCTTTTCAATTATGGATCGGGCAATAACGTGGACTTTACAAAACTCTCTGGAATTGTTGGCATATTTGGCAGGAACTACAGTGGCAAATCTTCTGTTATTGATTCTGCTTTGTATGGCCTTTTTAATACAACCTCCAAGGGGGAAAGAAAGAACGTTCACATCGTCAATCAAAATAAAAGCAACGCAAGCATACGAATGGTTGTCGAAGCAGATGGCCAAGAGTATCAAATATCTCGGAATCTTAATAAATCTAGTAAGACCGTCAAAGGAAAGTCCGTCATTAGTGCCTCTGGGGATCTTGATTTCCACAATCTCACTACCGATAGTTCTTGCAATGGCGATTCTGTAAAAGACTCCGATAAGAACATCCGCAAAGTCTTTGGCTCAATTGACGACTTTATGATTACATCTATGGCTTCTCAAATGGATTCTCTCTCGTTTATCAAAGAAGGTTCCACGAAGCGTAAAGAGATTCTTGCAAAGTTTCTTGACCTCGAGATCTTTGATCAGAAGTTTAAGTTAGCAAAGAAAGACTCTGCTGATATAAATGCTCTTATAAAAAGATTCAAGAACAAAGAGTTGGGGAAACAACTTACAATCAAACAAGAGACTATTGAAGAGATACATGATGATATAGATAAGCAAACAGATCTTTGTAAGAAACACACCAGTCGTTACGAAGAATTAGCAGCAGAATTTGCCAAGATAAACGAAGAAATTTCGTCTATCCCTACAGAAATTGTGGACATTCATGAAATTGAAGACGCAATTGCTCAAAGGTACGATGACATCACAAGTGCTGAAAAAACAACTGTTTTATACAAGGCTACAATAGAAAAGAATAGGGAAATAGCGAACGAACTGTTAACTCATATATCTTCTCTTTCTCATGAGCGTCTTGAAGCCTTAGAACAGTCTTGGAAGGATTATAACAAGAAGTATGTTGAAAACGAACAAGAGTTAAGCACTCTTGCTATAAAGAAAAAGAACACAATGAAAAAGATAAGAATGCTGGACAATCATGAATATGATCCCGACTGCCGTTTTTGTTCTGATAATAAATTTGTAAAAGACGCAAACAAAGCAAAAGAGGCATTACCGTCCATACAAGAAGAGATAAACACTTTGACTTCAACTAACGAAGAGTTGCTAGAGAAGATGAATTTTTTGGATATTGATTCTATACGTGCTGATCTTCAAAAGCACGAGAAACTTACAAACAGAAAGAACACTCTTTTATCTGAAGCTAAAAACCTAGAAATAAAAGCGGAATCTCTATCATCAAAGGTTTCACTATACAAGAACGAATTGGCTTCTTTGAAAGAGAAGCAAGAGGAGTATGAAGCCAATAAAAATGCTATTGAAAACCTTTCATCATTGGTGAGATCTGCACAAGCGGTAGAGATAAAGATGCTTGATGCAAAACAGCGAAAGGAAAGGTGTGACAAAAAGATACAAGACTATCTTGTCGAACTAGGCTCAGTTAAGCATTCCATAAAGACCATACGCTCAGAGAAAGCGGAGCAGGATGCCTTGGAAGGTGAGTGGATTGCTTATGATCTTTTTATGAGGTGTATGCATGCAAACGGCATTGCTTATGAAGTTATTAAGCAAAAACTACCGGTTATCAACGAAGAGATTCAAAAATGTTTGTCTACTATTGTCGACTTTGAAATTAACTTTGAAGAACACGGAAGAAACCTTGATATAAATATTAAACACCCAAATTATGAGTCTCGCCCCATCTCTATGGGCTCCGGAGCAGAAAAGACTATTGCTGCTATGGCAATCAGACTTGCTCTCATTGAGATAACAAATTTACCCAAGTCTACACTATTTATTATGGATGAACCAGCCACAGCTCTTGATCAAGAACATATGGAGGGTTTTATTAGACTTTTGGAGATGATTAAAACAAAATTCAAAACTATTCTTTTAATATCGCATTTAGATGTTCTCAAAGATTGTGTTGATACGACAATCGATATCCAAAAGCACAATGGTTATGCCAAGGTGAATGTTTGAGAGGGTAGGATGTGGATAAAGAAAGATTCCTAAAACAAATAGAGGAATATATGATGGAACAAAGAGATAAATTAGAAAATGCTAAAGAAGAGATTCAAGAGGCAGTTGTAGAACTTGATCTTAAAAAGAAACTTTATTTAGAAAATCCAAAAAAAGGAGTGCTTGATGCTGTTCAAGAAAAGATGGTTTCTAGAAAGCTTCTTGTTTTTATTAGTGCAACAGCACTTTTAGCATCCGCACAGTTAGACCCTGATACTTGGGGAATGATTGCGATGATGTATATTGGCGGACAAACTGCTGTTGACTTTGCAAAGATGTGGAGACATGGATCGTGAAACTAACAACAGAACTTTTAGAAGAAATGGTTGTGGTTGTTATGGAAAGCAACAAGGTTGATCCCTCAAAGGTGCTTACGTTTCACAATCAAATGTCAAGTATAATGGGCAGTGGGAATTGGCTATTCAAACCTGTCGTTTATACAGATACAGGAACAGGTAGAAAGGATGAAGAAGCCAATCTTATCGCTGACCTTAATGCAATGGCAATAGAAGCTGGAAAAGGCAACCAAGAAAAGGCAAATGAATATGTTAGCACAATCTTGCCTTTTATAAAAGATGAAGAATACTTTTACACTATGATAGGATAAATAAATGCTTTGGTTAAATAAAACAAAAAACTGGATAAAGGCTCATTGGAACTGGTTAGCTCTTCTGACTCTTGCAGCCATTGCCTACTTTTTAGGAAGAAAAGATTCAGCAAACTTGTTGGCTCATGCAAAGATTGCCAAAGAACAGTATAAAAAAGATGCTGAAGAAGTGGAGAAGGCTGTGCAAGAAAAAGACAAGCGAGATAAAAAGATCGATAATAGAAAAGAAGAAATCAAAAAAGCATTGATCGAAGAAAGAGAAAGAAAGTTAAAACTTGTTGCTGAAGAGAAAGTAGATGCCGACGAGGTGTTTCAAGATTTGGGGATTAAAAAGAAATGATTTTACTATTATTGTCATCGTTAGCTTGGGGAAGCCTTCCCGAGTATACATACATAGAAGCAGGAGAGCCAGCACCATTTTCAGGAAGGCTGTTCAATGATGCAGCTGCTGATATTCTAGCTGAGCAGATTGAAATGGGCCCTAAAGAGTGTCAAATAAACTTAGAATACCAGCTCGGAGTTCAACAAGCAGAACACCGTCAAGCAATTGAAAAACTAAAAAGTTCCCACAAGTTCGATATTCAAATCCTTGAAGCAGAAGTCAAAGCAAAAGAGACAAGAATAGAGTCTTTGGAAGAACTGAAAACTCCACCAAAAAAGAAACTTTGGTTTTCTTTGGGACTAATTACTGGAGTAGGAACTACAATAGCGATAGCAAATGCGGTAAACTAACATGAAAGTAAAAATAGTAAAAGAACAAGCCCGTGTGCATAGAACTCTTTTTGTTTTTGATTTTGATGATACACTCGCCCACACAGATTCTGTGGTTGTGCTACAAAGAGACAATCAAGCGATAGAATTAGATTCTGGTGCGTTTGCTTCATACGAACACCAACCCGGCGATCAACTTGATTTTTCAGACTTTGGTCGAGTCGAAGGGAGTTTAATAGCAAATACACTAGCAATACTTAGCGACATACAAAATAAAGACAAGGATGCTGTGATTATAACGGCACGACCACCACAGGCAATTGAAGGAATACAAAAGTTTTTTGCCGATAACAACATGTCATCTCCTCCAATATATGCAACAGCAGGTTCTGCGAACAAACCACAGGTCATGAAAGAACTGCTAAAAACCAATAGATATAGCCATGTTGTTGTTTATGAAGACTGTATGGACAATATTCAAGTTTTAGGCGATGCTGTAAGAAGCATGGGTGTTTCGTATAGTGCATTGTGTATCAATAAAGACACCACAATACAAAAAATTTATCAAGAAAGCAATATCAAATTAACAAAACAACAGCTAACAAAGATAATCAGAGAGGAGCTTAAAGTAATTTTAAATGAGGTAAACTATGAAAAAGAAAGATCCAAACTATGCTGTTAAAGTCGAACAAGCAATAGTTAAAAAGTACGGTGAAGAAACAGTCCAGCACCCAAAGAACAATTGGACTGACGAAAAAGAACGAGAATACGTCAAACAATTGAAAGACCTCTATAACAACAGAGGCGAGGAAGAACAAGAACACGTTGAAGTTAATGGAGTTTTTGTTTCAAATAAACTATTTACAAAAGAAACCAAGCGTTCTTGCCCGGTTTGTAATACATATTCTTTTAAATCTAATGATGATGTTTATATGTCAAAGTTTGATTGTTGTGAAAAATGTTACATTCAATGGGTCGAAGGTCGTGAGGATCGATGGCAAAAAGGATGGAGACCAAATGAGTAGTACAACATTAGAAATTATACAAGGCCTTGCTCAAGCAGCAGCCAATGCTTATGATGGAGCACATGATGAACGTTATGTGAGACCTGACGAAGTTAAGAGCATGGGACTCAAAAGAGAAAATGGTTGTCCTTTGGTTGATTCTAGGGTTGTTGATGGATTTTCTGTTAAGTTCTATGGAAACAGATTGTGTTTATCTTACCAATCAGATGTTTTACTTAAAGATGTATATGCGAACAATTTTGCTGGGGATATTGATCGACAAATGAATGAGATCAAAAAGTTCTTACAAAAAGAATATAAAAAGATCACTGGTAATTCTGTTACTCTTACAAAAGACGGAGAAGCAGATGTATTGGTTCAATCAACTTCCAGAGTTCGCTCTTTCTGCAATGCCAAGCAGCATTATAAGATATCAGGCATCAAGGAGCTCCCACAGCTCGAACCGGCCATCGAAGATTCAAGAAAAATAACAAGAAAATTTTTAGATCAATTCTCCACTAAAAGACCAAAGAATGATACACGCAAGTCATAAAAATGAAAATCACAACAGAACAATTAAAACAAATTATCAAAGAAGAAGTAGCCAAAACATTGCATGAAAGTGTATCTGATCGAGAGAGAGGGAAGGATGATGGTTTGGAAGATGCTCAAGCAACAGAGATGGGAATGCAAGTCTATGGACCTTCAGATATTAACAATCAAGAATATATGAAAGGCTACTTGGAAGGCAATCCAAATTATCAACCATAGGGGCACATGACTCTTAAATTATCAAAACAGGAAATAGTAAAAGAGATCGTTAAGTCGGGAAAAGATCCAATATATTTTATAAATAACTATTGTAGGATCTCACATCCTCTTAAAGGACTTATTCCTTTTAACACATATCCTTATCAGGACGATCTTGTAAAGGACTTTAACGATTACCGCTTTACAGTTATTCTTAAAGCAAGACAGTTGGGTATCTCCACGATCTCAGCTGCTTATGCTGTTTGGTTTATGTTGTTTCACAAAGAGAAAAACATTCTCGTAATGGCAACAAAGTTTACAACAGCCGCCAACTTGGTTAAAAAAGTCAAGATGGTAATGAAGAATCTTCCACCTTGGATGCAGGTAGCAAAGATCACAATCGATAACAGAAACTCGTTTGAGCTCTCAAACGGTTCGACTA